TTACTTCTTCTGTTGGTGTTTCTGTTGTTGGTGTTTCAGGTACAGTAACCTTTGTTTCTTCGGACATATTTTTCTCCCATTAATTGTTAATGTATTGATGATTAGAACTCTTCATTTTTAATGAAGTTATAATTTCCCTCTTTGACAGCAATTTCTTCTAGTCTTAACTCGAATCCCTCTGCTAACCAAGAGTATTTTTCCTTATCATCCGGTTTCTTTAATTGTTTTCCAATTTCAACAAACCTATTGTAGTCTTTAACTGATAATTCCTTTTTTTGCAATATGTTGTCAGCTTCTTCAAATAAGGTCATTTCGTATCTCCTCTAAAAAATCTATAAATGATGGATCGCACAAATCCTTTTTGTTATTATGATATAAACTAAAATTTTCAGCAAACCATTCTTTAGAATTTGTATCAGCATAGAGAGTAGCACTTTTAAGCTTTCTACCTCTGAATGCAACTATAAGTTTCTTTTCTACGATTGGTAAATATCCAGCGGCAACATTTGTAGAACTTATCATACCTATTGATTGATGAACATGATGTCCAAATTCGTGATATAAAACAACTCTCATAGATTCTAGGTCAGTTTCAAAAAAACCATCAGCGACAAAAGGTTTTGCTTTTTTATCTGTTAAAAATTCTCCTAACACATTTTCTAATTTCTCACTTTTAGTGTGAGTGCCATAAGATCGTTTATTAATGGATTTTCCTATTTTTAAAGTTCCATCTCCCATAGCCGCAACATGCCTTGATCTAAAATTAACATTAATTCCCCTTAATTTTGGAATATTATATTGGATGGCTAATTCATCTAATTCATCCATTAAAACAGAAATTTGAGTTGCCACTTTTTCTGATAATTTATTAAATCCTGTTATCTGACCAGCTAATTTACCACCCCTAAATCTTGTTTTTAAAGAACCATTAGTATTTCTTGGGTATCTTTTATCTTGTCCATTCTTTAATAATTGTTTTGTAATTCTAGCTTGTGATACTGCTAAAGGTACTACTGTTAATTTATTGCTCTGAATCTTATTGCTTAAAGAAGTAACATTAACTGCTGTCGTTGTTTTCGTTAATTCCTTTTTGATAACCGATGTATCTTTTAAAACTTCTTCTTCATCTTCATACCAATCAGGATTCACAAACGACCATTGATGCCTACAATTATATCCACCCCTGACTACTAATGGGTTTCCTGATTTCTTACCTGACCAGCTTCGACTACTCCACATTGATTTAACTTCATCAATAGTAAATAGGCCATTCTTCCTTTTATTAAGACTGCCGCTTACCAAGCTTCTACAAATTTGCCTAGTGGTTGGAATAATATCGCCATAATATTTAACATAAGTCAGTCCAGCATCCTTTGACTTATTAAAATTCAATGTGGCATCAAAATCTCTTAATGAGTCGTTTAATAACTGACCGGCATATCGTTTCATATTATTCCCAGCCCTGTCAGCACCAAATTTTGTTTGTAATGTCTTAACTGCCTTATCTACTAATGTTGCTTTGCTTAAATCATCCTTATTTCTTTTAACGTAATCCACTAGCTTATTCATTTGAGGATCGTTGGAACTAGAGTAGATTCCATTGATGGATTGTCTTAACTCTTTTTCTAATTCGGTAAATTCAGAACCTAATAAAGTATTTTGATAGACCTTATCCGATAAGGTTCTAGTAAAGGTATTGGAGATGTCTTTGAATTGAGTAAAGTATTGTTGTTTTAAATTCTTAACTAAAGCTAGATCGCCTTTTGTAAGTTCCTGAAATTCAGGTGGAATAAAACCTATGGCCTTAAAAGCTTTTTCAACTCTTAAAGCTTGTTTGCTAAATCCTTGTCTAACCACCCTATCTGCAAAAGGTAAATAATGCTTTTCTAATATAGCTTTAATTTGAGGCCTGATCGCAATGGCTTGTTGTAGATTAATTAATTTTCCATCAGTCGTAGGAAGCATTTTGTTAGCAAGGGAAGCAATGTCATCTTCTATCTTGTCTAAAACTTTTGTGAGTTGTTGATAATATTCGGCTTCAGCAATTTCAATTTGTTTGATTCGATATTTGGTCGCTTGTTCAATAATATTGGCCATAAATCTTTGTTTATCATAAAAAAAATGAAAACTCAAAAAATCAAAAAAAGCTTTTTCTTTATTTTTTTTCACTTACTGCCATGCGACTTATTTTTTGCCACAATTCACTTTGCTAACTTCTAGCCGATTCTGAAAAAGTGCGTGTGGTATAATGGGGTATGAATAAAAAAATTCATGGAAAGGAGGAAAATGAAAATAATAAAAAATACATCAAAATTTGATACAAAGAAATTAAGATCGTTATTTTCTTATGTTCATAATTTGATTGCCAAGACAGAGGGCAGATTGCCACAATGGAACGGCTTACAAGTTCAAGTAAGGCAGAAATCCTACGGAACAAGTGGTCAAGCTTATGTTGGAAAAGTATATGGTAGTGGTTGGGATATGTTTTTATCCATAAGTGAAAAAGTCATATTAAAAGATATAGTTAATCTTTTTAGCCATGAACTAATGCACTCTTACGGATTTCATCATAGAAATATGTTGAAACATTATCCATTAACTGAACAACAGCATCAAAAAATAAAAGATAAATTTGGCAATGTTGATTTAAATAAGGTAGAAAAACCAAAAGCTAAAATAGATTATGTTGCTTTAAGAAAAGAAAGAGCAGAAGTTAATCTGTCTATTTGGGAAAGTAAGTTTAACTTTGCTAAAAATAAAGTAAAGAAATATAAAAGACAAGTAGTTTATTATAGAAAAAAGGCGATCTAAAAAGGTCGCCTTATACCTCTTCTTCCTCTACTGTTTCTTTAACTACTTCGTCTTGTGTAAATTCGCCCACTTCAGGTTTGGTATCTATCTCGTCAAAGATAATATTTAATTTTTCGTTATCATCTACTACTGCTCTTGCAATTTCTTTATCTATTTCTTTAACTAGAGTAGGAGATTTAACATTGATCGCTTTGGCTTGTTGGTAGAACATAAGGTCGGTTGAGTAATCTCTTATGTTAAATGAATCAGGGTAGTTTATTTCTCCCTCAAATTTTGTGTTTTGGAATAGGGCATAAATTCTAAATAATTGTTCTTCTGCTATTTCCAGGTTGTCGGCTTTTTCGGATAGTCTTGCATTTAATAATTCAAATTCTGTTTGTAAAGCAATGCCTGATGATACTTGTGTCTTGGTTGTTCTAACTGAACCAGTATGGGCTATTCTATTAATGGATTCTACTTTCTTGGTAATCGAGTCCATAATGGATTGTAGGTTTGAACCTGATGGCTGTAATAGATAAGGTTTAAGATTAGGTTCAATCTCTTCCGGCATTTCTATTATTGCACCAGCACCAGCACTAGCATTTACCGATGGAGTCTTAACTAATGATGGATGATTTGTTAATCTAATTAACTGTTCTATTTCAGAGAACTCGTTATAGATAGATTTTTGTAAATCAGCTATATCGGTTAAGTCAGATTGACCAATCCCTCTCTTGTGCGATTTGGAATTGTATAAGACAACTGCTGGTATCTTGCCAATCTGATTATCGGCAGTATCTATGAGTTTCGGTTCTGTTCCTTGTGAAGCAAGGTAGATAGTATCAATCCTATCAGGAAACCAAAGTCTTATGTAGCTTCCCCCATCTTTATCAACTTCTTCTCGCACTTTTAAATAATCTAACGAGTATTTTCCATTCACTTCTCTTGTGTAATTCCAATCTAAAACATTTTCAGGAGTTACAATAGAAAGGTAGGGTCTTATGTCTTGTGCTAACTCGTCAGCTTTGGTGTTAGTCGTTACTTTCGGTTTATCTAAAATTAAAAAACAATGACCATAGATCGCAGAATAATTTTGTGCCTGTTTAATAACAGAGTCAAAATCATTGCCCTCTAAATCAGTATCTTGTAAAAAATTTCCAAGACTTGCTTCATTATCCATATCTCCAAACTCTCTTGTCGGCTTCACTCTAAAAAGAAAGGATGAATAAATTTGAATAATGTTTTTACAATGATTGTCGCAAGGAGTGTTTAAGAGTCTTTGATTAAACTCGTTATCTAATTCTAAATTATAACGATTGAGATATTGGCCTACTTGATAATCAAATCCTCCATTATAACTTCTTATAAAATATTCCCAATGATTAACGTTTTCTTTATAATCTTTATGAGTATCGAGTGCCTGTTCTCTGGTGTATGCCATATCTTCTTTGTTTCTTAATGTTCCATCTTTGAGGAATATTGAAAGGTGCTTGTAAAGTCAAAGGTTTAATATAATCTATTAAATAACCCAAAGCATCGTTCATGTGGTCAAAGCCCTCTTCCTTATCCGGAATATTTGTATTCTCCTTGTATATTTGTCTTTGTAATCCTTTTATCAACGTTTTGCAATTATTACTAACGAAAATATATCGTTTGCCTAAAGAATCTTTGAGTCGAGAATTAACTGCGTTGACTCGATCTCGGACTGCTGGGTGTTTGTGTTTTACTTTAACTTTGAAACCAGCATTTTGTAAAATACTTAAATCCGTTCTTCCTCCAGCACTTGTTTTTCTTTGACGACAAGCTGGATCAGGATAAATAAAAATCGGTTGCTTTGTTCCATACCGATCTCTTATCTCTTGGCACATTTCATCAGTATTACTTGAATAAATAACAATCTCGTCTAAAAAATACACCCTATCTTCTTCTATTTGTGCAACACAAGCTGACATGGGATCAACATTAAAATCAAGTCCAATATGTAAGGGTTTCTTCCAATTAATTTGTTTATCAATCATGTTCTCCACAGGATGAAAATTATAATAAACAGAACCAGCATAGTTCTCAAATGTTCCCTCAAACTCTTGTCTAAAAGTTCTAACATCTAAATCCATCTGTGCTTGTTCAAGTTCTTCCTTATTAACCATACCACCTTGCAAAGTCGTGAATTGAAAACTATCCCATTCCTCATCTTGCTTTCCTTTGAGATACATTTCATAAGACCAATTACCATACCCTCTAGGAGTACCGGTAAATAAAACATTGCCTAAAGTATCGGAAATAGAAGCCCTTAAAACCTCAAACCATGTTCGTTTATCTATATCGGCAAACTCATCTAATATTAAAAAGTTAATACCTGTACCTCTTAAAGCATCAGGTTGATCGGCTGATTTTAAGCTTATGGTGCTATTGGATTTCTTGATTCGGACAGTTAGGTTCGTTTCGTTTAAATCCTCTATCCAATTAAACTCATTAAGCAGCACTTTTAAATTAGACCAGCATATCTCTTTAGCCATCTTATAGGTGGGTGCAACATACCAAATATTCTGCAAGGGCTTTGTCGCATATTTCATCATCTCTGTAATACAGAGATAAGTCTTTCCAAATCTTCTGCCTGATATTAAAACTCTAAATCTCTTTTTCGAGTTGCTTACCTGATGCTGGGCTTTTGTTAGAGTTATCTTCATTACACCAATACTTTACAACAAATTTATTCTTATCCCAAGTTTGCCGGTCAGTTTGAACTAACTCTATAACTTTTTTTGCACCTTTTTCCACACAATTAGACCAACCATCTATGGGTTTGCCATCGGTCATGGGAGGGTAACATTGTTGAGTTAATAAGCTACATATTTGAAAGAGAAGAACGTATTTCATAAATCTGATTATCCAATGTTGTCCTGGCGAGTTAATAAGAACAAACAAAAGAATAAAAAGATGATGAAGTATCTAATCCATCGTTCTAATCTCTCCACTCTTTGTCTTATCTTTCTTCTTCTTCGTAGAAGCTTTAATGTTCGGAATCTCATTGCCACTTACCATAAAACCTTTAATTTTAATTACAGTTATTTTTGTCTAGGTCTATTGGTTTATCTTTATAAAACCAAAACCAGCTACTTAACTTTGTTCCATCTTGCGTATAAGTACATTTCTTACCTACTGAACAGGCACTTACAGCAAAGAGCAAAGCTAATATTAAACATATTTTTTTCATTCGCATCCTTCACAATCTTGTGTGCTATCAACAACCACACCATTATTTTCATAACTTAAATCCTGTGCTTGGCTTTTTTCACAATCACAAGACACACAATCACATTGACATCCAGCACTTAATCCACAATGACAAATATGATCACATTTTTTACAATTATTCATACCTAACCATATACACCACAACAGCTAAACTTATCCATAAAAAAATAATGATAAATACAAAACCCAATAGTAGTACCAATAACCATGCCTAT